TGTTTATTAGTAGAAGTTGATGCCATGATTAATTACCTCAAGCCATTGAATTGCGACCACCGCCGCGATTTGTATCTAGTCCCATCGCTACACCTGCAGCCATCTGAGCGTCTTGCATACCTTGCAGTCCCAGCTCACCTTGAGTTCGTGTATCCATCCCAGGAGGCATTGCACCAGGCATAGGCTGCTGAGCATTGACTTCAACAGGAGTACCAAGCATTCCCATAGGTCCAACTTGATAAGAAGGCATAGCTGCTTGAGGATCACCACCAGCACTAGCGGCATACAGTTTCTGTGCACGCTCTGCAGATTGCTGACCCATGTACATAGAATTCATCCGCAGCTGAGTTTCACCCATGGGCTGCTGTTGAGTGTTATATGGCTGTTGGTTCATTCCACGACCAGCCACCAGGTTTTGTGGCATTCCACTATTAGGTGTATAACCGACAGCACCCATTCGTCCATCGTTAGCGGGAATTCCACCATCTCCATATGGGAAAAGATTCATGCCTTGCATGGACCCTGGCTGAGGCATACCACCACCCATTGACATCCCATTCATTGGGTTGTTCATCATGTTGCCTTTACCCTGAGGTGCTTGAGGTAGAGGCTGTGGTGGAGCAACAGCGCCAGCTTCTGTTGTATTTGACTTCGACATTGCTGTCGGGTCATCACCCATCTTCTTACGTCTTGCAAGCTTTTCACTACTCATTTCAAATACCCATGATTTGTGAACGGTTGTTTAGGCCCTGATACTGCTGACCTTGAGCCATCATTTGAATACGTTGTGACGCATTTTGACCAGCAATCTCTGGGTCAGTCTGTGGGGCAACTGTCATCGAAGTTTGTCCATCAAGGTAGCCACTTGTATTAAATGGATCACTCAGGAGTTGATTACCTGTCGAATCCTGACGTGGCTTAAAGATGCCGTTTGCACCGTCAAGCATGTCACCGGTAGTCAAGTTTGGATTACCATACTGTGGGCTACGGGATGCTTTACTAGCATTGCCTGCTCCATTCTGATAAACAGACTGCATTCCCCACATAAACCCATTCTGAGGATCAGCTTGTGCCATTGCAGCACGTTTTTTGGACTCGTAATCAGTATCCTTATTTCGACCCATTGTAATTTTCTGAGTAGCCATAATAGCTGATGTCTTTTATAAATCTATTCTACTATTATCGCCAGTGATAGGCGAATTGCAATCGGCTACCTACTGCTGTATCTGCAGGTCCAGGTACAGCCATAATGAATTCAGCACCAGAGCGTTCAAATAAATAACGTCGTACATCAGGGCGGCGATAGTTAGGTACATACAATGTCTCTGCTAATCGATCAACTTCTCTTAAATAAATTTCACGAAAGTATTCATCACCTTTCAGCGGATCAGATGTTGCCATCGTACGCTGAACATCTCCAGCGATCTGCTCTAATCGACTGTAGTTTGGTGAACCGCTTGCATCTTCTGGGAAGTATTCGCTCTTTTCCCATGCGCTGTCACATCTGCGAATGTGATTAATGACTTGTTGAAACCAGTATTCATCTGGAATCAATGCCATTGCTTCTTCAAGTCTTGCTCTATCCCCAGCTGGAATCTGTGCACCTGCATTGAAGCCAAGGTGAAAGCGAACTTTCGATTTGCTTAGTTCGTCTAACTGCATCAGCCTAAAAGTCCTTGTTGAGAATAAGCCTTTGTAAGTACGCTCTCTAGACGAGCTTGATCAAGTGCATCCATGCCGCCTTGCGATTGAATCTTGGCAAGCAGCTCACCTGCTTCACCAGTTTCTCGAATCGCTTGCTGCTGTGCTACAGCTCCAAGACCGCCACCAATGATTGCTCCAACAAGTCCGCCAGCCATACGAGCACCGGGCTTGAACATTGGCCTCTTGCCAAACATTCCCTGTACAGCATTAATTGGTGTACCTAAAGCAGCGCCGATTGCTGCACCACCGCCTGCACCGAGTGCGACCATATCACTTAGACGAGGTCCTTGCTCTGCTTCTCGTGCAGCTTGGGCTAAGAGGATTTGTTCAATATCTCGGTTCATTACTAGACCGCATTATTAGTATCTTTATTTTAACTAATGAAGATAAGATCCTCTTCAATAAGCTGTTCCCAATTAACGCGGGGGATATTTTCTAGTTGCTTGAGGTTAGCGAATCGTTCGCCTGACATTGACATACGTAGTTCTACAATACGTTTTGCTGTTGCATAACCAACGCCTGGTAGACGTTTTGCAATCTGTTCAGCAGGTGCAGTATTCAGGTTAAGGCGCAGGTCCTCAATCGGCACAACAGAATCAGGCAACTGCTCCTCTGGCTCAGGTGCAATCTGTGGTGCTTCAACAATTGCAAGTCTTCCTTTCTGCCGATCATATGGAACAAGCTGCTCAAGCATTACGTATGTAATAGTACCTGTAGCATCTTTAACCATTGCAAACTCTTTGTCATGCTTATTGATGAACTCTACTAGTTTGCCTGTCTTCTTGTCTTGAAATAGATTACTCATTGCGTTTATATCACATAGGTTCATTATAGGCACAAAAAAAGCGCCTCCTCTTGGAAGCGCTTGGTATCTATAGGATATAGATCAATAACCTTGACCGGCTTCAACTCCATAAGGAATGTGAAGGTCATCTGCATCAGGGGCAGCATCAGGCATGTAGTAGCAAACTTCCACAATGATGGCGGAAGGAGCCTTACGACATGCACCAGCAGAAGGATTCTGGCTGGCGATCAGATCTTCACTAGTGGTGACTTGAACCGGAGTGTCAGCGGAAAGGACAGTGGTTCCGTTGAGGATTCCCTCGAACAGAGAGAACTCACCAACAGGAGCAAAGTATCCTTCAGCGTCTGCAGTAGCAGGTGCTGGGTTCGGAGGTGCGAGGTCGCCAGTAGCGATCGTGATGGTGGCAGTACCAGCAACAGTCGCTTCACGAACGCCAGGAGCATTCACAGAGTGACGGTAGATGGTTGCACCTTCGGGAATCACCATGGGGCGATCCTTGCGGGGCTTGTCGTCCTGACGAAGGTCGGGGGACAGGATCTGCAGGTTGTAAGTACCAGCAGCCAGAGTTCCGTCAGTGTTGGTGACGCCGTCGTTATCTGGGTTGAGCACAAGTGCGCCGACAGAGCGGAAGAACACTGCGCCAGGAAGAGCGACCACACCTTGGTCGCGGTATGCATTCAGGTGAGCAACATAGTTACCAGGGAAAATGATGTTATTCCAAGGCTTACGAGCAAGAGGCTCGCCGCTGTTGTCATCGATTGCAGGGTTAAATTCGAAAGATGCCATTGTTAGTTACCTCCTATCAATATACGAAAGAGTAACCAATGGTGATGAAATCGCGGTTAAGCGTTTCAAAACCAGCAAACAGCGACCAGATCATGATGATGAAACGGCTGAAGTCGTCGTTGTTGTTCAGCAGGATCTGTGCGTTGTTACCGCCAATGCCCACACCCACAGCCTGAGGACCGAAGAACATCAGCTGGCTAGCGCCGTAATCGGCAGCAGCAGAAGACTCGTCGGTGATCACGAGGTTGTAGTTAGTTTCGGGGAGGTTGGTTGACTCGAACCAACGTACGCCTTCAAACAAGAAGCCAGTAGGCATAACGGGCTGACCAGCAACAAAGCCGGCTTGTCCGTAAGCAGGGCCAAATCCTTGGAAGAAGTTGGCGTTGGGGGCGGTGTTAGGTGCCATGGGGTTAATCATGCCGTTACCGGGGTAACGAGCGATTTCCCGGAAGTCAGAGTTCTGACGAAGATGCATCATCGCGGTAGGGTCCACGATGCAGCGGTAGTAACCATCAGCGAAGGTAGGAACATTGCGCTTACGCATGTCCTTCACAACTTCGAGAAGGTCAGTGGTGACATCGAACTTGGCAGATTCGCCAGCTTCGTAGGTCACGCCAAGGGTGCCGCCGGTTTCGCCTTTAGCCTTACCACCAGGCAGGTAGTAACCACCTTGCTCGTGGTCAGCTTTACCGCAGGCTTCGGCTTTGAGAAGTTCGTTAGCGAACACACGGTCACGCCAACGACGATAGTCATCAAGCAGCGTCAGGCTACCGATGGACTGGTGGAACACGTTGAGGTTACCGGTGTCCAGCAGAAGACGCTGGGCGGTGATCAGGGTTTCGCGAGCCACTTTGAAAGTAGAAGGCTGGGTCTGATCGCGGGTATCAGCAGGCCCTGTATACTCTCTGAGTGTCACTAAAACTTTATCTTTGACAATGTTACGGGCGGAAGCGGTACCGAGAGTTTGATCTGCGGTCCGTTCGCGGGACTCCTTAGTACCAGGCTTACCCCAGAAGCGATAACGGTCTAACTGAACAGTTTGACCAGGCTGCTTCGAGAAATCATGCACAACAACCGGCTCTGTAGCCATCTCAATGATGTAGGCCGGGTGAGGACGATAAAGCTCTGCACCAAGGAGTTTAGGAA